GTACTAATACCAAATACGGAGCTAGGCCACTCTCTACGTGCGCTACTGGTTGTTATGCCTCTAATATCATCGCGTAACAATCCTTGATTTTTGTACACTTCAGTAAAATATGGATGTGGTGGTTTTTCAATCTGTGTTGTATCTTTTTTAATTTGTATATCTGCTTTTTTATTAAATTCGGCAACAGGCACACGTTTCTCTATACCAGTAGTATGAAAACTGGTAGCTGCATATCCAGGAATCATAAAATTCATATCTTTTTGCTGTATACAGCCTAAGTAATAACCTCTTGCTGGGTCCCCTTCAACAAACACACAAACAACCACAGTGCCAATATCTGGTGGCACCATCCACATACCATAACTTTTTTGAGTTCCTTCATAGACATTTTCTTTACTATTGGAATCAAAATTAGTGATACCTAAAAAAGGACTGATATATTTTACACTGGCCAGTTGTCCAGTTCTTTTAGCATCATTACCTACTTGTCTTAATTTTTCAACCTGTAAGGAACCCATGTAATCAGGATCTAAGTGACTGACCACTACGGCCAATATCAGTCCAGTTTCTTTAGTCGATGAATCTTCATCCAACGATTTTCTATTCATTTCAGGCATTAATAAGTGTCCTCTGTTTGATCTGTTACTTCCCTATCTTCACTTGGCCTGTTTGGCACAGTTATATCATCGGGCGGCGGCTGGCCGCTAGATTTTGCCGGCATGATGGCAAGATCATGATTAGGAATTCTTGATAGATCTAATGTTTGAACAAACATTCCTCGATCAAAAGTGCTTTCTAAAGTATTGACCTTGTATAACCCACTGATTACAGGTATTGCTTTTGGTCCAGGAAAATCATATAAATGTCCATTAATATCAGTAGGATTTCTAAAATTTATCGTGATAAAAACCATACTGCGTTCATAATTTATTGTGCCATCACTAGTTACATCGTCATTTGTAGTACCTTGTGCTGTATAATTACCAATTCCACTGTCACCTAAATAGAAAGGATCACCTAAGATTTTCATAGATACAGTGATCATATCACCACTTTGATTTATGGCCTTTTGAAATTGCTGCACAACGAGATTTCCAGAATCTTGAGGCATTACCCCGCCTCCATTTTTTTTAAGTTCTATGTCACTTGGCATCACTAATAGCTTAGTAGCAGCACTGCCAACTTGCACATCGCCATGCTTACCTTGTTTATATTCTTCAGTAGCATCATATAGGGTGCCATCTGCTCTACGTCTAAAATTTGTAACTTTGCCCCCTTCAACATGAATTGTAGTTATAGGAGTTGCTACTGTGGCATTTTCATCACGTTGTTTAGCATCTTCATTGCTAACGCCTGCATCTGATGTTGTGGCCGTATAAAATGTTGCTGCAAATCTTACTTGAAAATCTAAGATTTCTGTATTTTTACCAGTGTACTGATAATCATATTCTTTAAGAGGTTTTTCTAGATAAGGTTTATTACCTGACAGCATAAAAAACGATTTGTTTACTCTATAGGGGACTACTCTAAATACTGTAACTGTGGGCATTCTACCTGTAGTCTTCATATTAGCATTAGTATCTAATAGATAATATTGTGTACTAATTTTATACCATTCTATTTGACCATTTTTAATATTTTCTGGTCGTAGAGCTTCTATACCATAAAGACTACTGCTGATCACTTCATTAAGAATAGTGCTAATTTGAGTACCTTGTTTAAAATGCGCTTGACCTTTTTCACTGTCTATTTTTAACGCACCTCGAGTAAAAACTTTTTGGTCCTTATCCCATACAACATTGTCTTTACCAAATATTGCTTCCACTTTTCTTCGATCAGTGAATCCCATATTGGCTTTGCCTATTGCATTAACACCACTTTTTTGCTCATAATTATAACCATCACTGGCCAATTCCAAACCTAATTTTTTAAACACGCCAGCTTGTCTATCAGTTGAACTCACTGTGGCTCCTGTGGGCCTGCTGCTATCATCAGTGGAATTATCTTCTTTTATAGTAGAAGTATCAAGTGGAAATAAAATAATAACTTTATCAGGTGTAGGAATTTTATTTTTAATAGCCTGTTCTAATAATATATCATTTATGGTTCTTTGTAGGCTGTGTATACCAGTTTGTAGCATTTCTTGAACAGTGCTACCTTGTAAATTCATGTCAGTTTTTATAGAACTTATTTCTTCACTATATGCTGCCTCGTTCCAAGCCACTGCTGTACATTCATATTGACTGCCCCGATCAGTAACTTTTAATTCTATGTTGGTAATTTTTATTGGAAAATGCCTAACAGTAACCACTTTTTCTTTGAAGTGGTCGTCCGGGCTATAATGTCCTTTAAACTCTAAGGTTAATAACATGGGCATAACTACCCAGTTTTCATATCCTTCTTGAGCAGCTGCCATTTGTAAACTTTGAAAAAATAATCCCATACTATAAGGTTCAAATACGGTAAAACTCATAGTGGTTGAGTTAGTATTTTTGGTCAGTTCATCCAGCCCAATCACACCTGCAATTTTAATATTGTCAACATAGAAATCAAATTTTCCATCTGGATTATAATCTGGTATGCTACTCAAACTGCTACTGGCATAAGCAGGCAAGCTAACTCTATTTTCTGGATCTGCACTACCACTTTTAAAAATTACACGACCTAAATCACCTTTTTTGTAGCTTTCATTAGGAAAATTTACAGCAAATGGTGATAGTACGCTCAATGTCCAATTATAGTTTACACTGGCATAATTAGATAATATGTTGCGTAAAGGTGTTTTTTTAATATCAAATTCTTTTTGATTTTCCCCTACTGGGGGGTCTGACTTCTTTGCCGAGAGTGCTGTAGTATTACCACCAATTCTTCCAGTACCCTCGTCATTTACAGCTTGTCCTGGAATTTTATTTTCGACCTGACTTGTGTCTATATTAAGACTACCTCTAAGTTTGTCTAATCCATTGGATAATCCTGACCCTAAATTTTGAGCAGCATTTTTAAGTCCGTCAAGACCAAAATCTTTGTTGACTACTTTGGCTGCTGCTGTTATTGCGGCTGTGGCTACAGTGGCTTTAATTACATTTTTCAATATGGTCATTTAAGCTCCTAAAACGTTGAATAATGTAGTTTTCTTAGGAAGATATATCTGTACACCAGGAACGAAATCAAATATGGGATCTTGTAGAATATCTAAATTTCTTTGTATAAAAACCCACCAAAGATGTGGAGTACCGTATACGTCGAATGCCAGTAGATCTGGGCGTAGTGCATATTGTGATTCTATTGTATAAAGAAAATCGTCCTTTTCTGCACTAACAGGTCTGATAGATAGAACATCTAAATAGTTCCTTGTAATTCTTGTATTTACATAGGGACTTGTTGGGCTATATTTTGCTGGCATTAGATATATCCATCCTTCACATACCCACCATTAAGGAATGTTTCTAGGTTAAACTTACGAACTCTATTTCTACTATAGATAGGTAACAGACTAATGTTAAGTGTGCTTTGAGTAGGTACATGACTGTCATCATTACCGCTTCTTGAACTTATCGGCCCATTATTTTGTGGAGAACTTTGACTGCCGCCATTAAACATTTTACCCACATTACTTATAGTTTTTAATGCATTGGCTGCCTGTGTTAGTCCAGCAGCACTAGTCACATTGGCTAATTTTTGTGCCGTCCCACTTATACTGCTTGTGTTATCTTGGCCAAACCCGCCTTCTGCTGTTGCTGGTGGGTTGGTCATATTGGTAGTAATATAATCAACTTCTTTGGGCAATGTCATACTGAAACTTTTTACTACTACGGGTACATCTCTAAAAACATAGTCACCGTAGGCATTAAAATATAAAATTACAGGCGGATTTCCAGCTATAGGTGAATCACCAGTGAACATTTTGGTCACGCTGCGTAGAAAATGCACACAGCTCAACCAATATTGAGCTTGAACTGCATCTTCTACATAAAAATCACCAGAAACTGAAATCTCACTTACCTTACTGTTAGCATAACTGATAAAGGCAAAATTATTATGAGTCACAGGAGTTTCTGTATAATTTGCAGTACTATTGATACTGATTGTGGGAGTATAAGGAAACACCATGCCCCCTGCGTTAATCAGCGGGGTAAATAATGGACTATTAGCAAAAGGCATAACACCAGGAAAACTCAATCTTACACGCCAATCAGCTGGATCATCACCTGGCCCGCTTTGAGCAGTTGTAACTTCTTTTGGAGCAAAATTGTCTGCATTTAGGGGAATATTTGAACTTCTTAGACTACTTGCAAACCCTGATAAAGCGCCTAGACTGCCTAGCGCTCCTGATACGCCACCTAAACTTTTACCTAATAGGTTAGCGGCAGCACCTACAGCAATACCTGTGGCAGCAGCTTTAACAACACTTTTTAAATCCATATTTGTCCCCTTGGCTAATATTTATTTGACTTTTAAATGTGCGTAGTTTATAATTAGGATAGGAGATACCATACTTTATGTCAGTAAATTACCTTAATAACAAAGATTTATTGGAAGAAATACACAAGAGCAAAAACTCATATTCAAGTTTTACTTCCCCTGAATATCATCAATATGACTTGATTTTACCCAGTTTAGATCGTATTAATATTAGAACAATAGCAGAAGCCAAACGCAATCGTGCCAAACGCTTGGGCGACGAAGACTATTCGCGTAGAAAAGCCTCAGGTGAAAAAATCAAAATGGCTGACTGTGAAATAGATTACAAAAAAATGGCAAAGACTGATCTAGTATTTAGAATCATGACTTACGAACATATTCCTGTGAATAAAACACGCAAGAAAAGTCAAAAAACTGAAGCAGATGGCCACGATCGAGTAAACTTTCCACCTTTTCAACACTGGAAATTTGATGAAGCTGGCGAATTAATTTGTATAGGCAAAAGTCATTGGAGGGGCAGTGTTAAAAGTGGCAGGTTCAGCAAGGATCATGGACAGATCACCAACACATTAGCACGTATGTATATCAAATTATGCGAGAGATACGCTACCCGTGGTAATGTACGTGGTTACACTTATAACGATGAAATGCGAGCACAGGCCATACTACAACTTACACAGGTAGGATTACAATTTAATGAATCTAAATCCAACAATCCTTTTGCTTATTTTACTGCTGCTGTTACTAACAGTTTTGTTCGAATAATCAATATTGAGAAACGTAATCAAAATATTAGAGACGATATTTTAGAAATGAATGACATGGCACCAAGTTATACTAGAACTAGCAACGCTGAATATGCTGCTAATTTACGTAGATATGAAAGGGATGAGGAATGAATTTATTTAAAAAGGCAGCATTTTTTACTGACATACACTTTGGTCTAAAATCAAATAGTCAAATACACAATCAAGACTGTGAAGATTTTGTAGACTGGTTTATTAAAACTGCCAAAGAGAATGGATGTGATACTGGCTTTTTCTTAGGTGATTGGCACCATAACCGTAATAGTCTTAATATTACCACAATGGATTATAGTCTTAGGGCCTTGGAAAAGCTAGGACAGGCCTTTGATAATTTTTACTTTTTTCCTGGCAATCACGACCTGTACTATAAAGACAAACGGGATATTCACAGTGTGGAGTTTGGTAAGTATATCCCAGGGATTACCATAGTACATAAACCCATGACTGTTGACAATGTGACTATGTGTCCTTGGCTGGTGGGAGATGAATGGAAGAGCATAGGTAAAAAAGGTGGCAAATATATCTTTGGTCACTTTGAATTGCCTAGCTTTTTCATGAATGCCATGGTACAGATGCCAGATCACGGCGAGATTAAACTGGAACATTTTCAAAATTACGAACTTGGATTTAGTGGACACTTCCATAAACGCCAACAACAAAAGAATATGATCTATATTGGTAATGCGTTTCCACATAATTATGCCGATGCGTGGGATGACGACCGTGGTATGTGCATATTAGAATGGGGCGAACAACCAAAATATTATAGTTGGACTAACCAACCTACGTTTAGAACTGTTAAACTTAGTGAACTAATTGACAATGGGCCTACTATTATCAAACCCAAACAGCATCTTAGAGTTACTCTAGATATTGACATCAGCTATGAGGAAGCCAGTTTTATTAAAGAAACGTATCTAGCAGATTATGATATCAGAGAATTGACCTTAATTCCAGAAAAACGCGATGTGGAATTGAGCAGCGACACTGATGTCAAAGCATTTGAAAGTGTAGATCAAATTGTGACCAATCAATTAATCAGTGTAGAAAGCGACACCTACGACGTAAACCTTTTACTAGATATCTATAACAACTTATGATTCGTATCAAAGATTTAACTGTTAAAAACTTTATGAGCGTGGGTAATCAAACCCAAGCTGTGGATTTTTGTAAAGAACAACTTACTTTGGTCTTAGGTGAAAATCTAGATCAAGGCGGAGATGACAGTGGCAGTCGTAACGGCACAGGCAAAACTACCATAGTTAATGCCTTAAGTTATGCCTTGTTTGGCCAGGCTCTTACTAATATTAAGAAAGATAATTTAGTCAACAAGACCAATAATAAAAACATGATTGTCACACTGAATTTTGAAAAAAATGGCGTGAGCTATAAAATAGAACGTGGTCGCAGACCTAATATTTTTAGATTTTTTATCAATGGTGAAGAGCAGGGCACTGATAATATTGATGAAAGTCAAGGCGATGTCAGGGAAACCCAACGTGATTTGGACGCATTATTGGGTATGAGTCATGATATGTTCAAGCATATTGTGGCAATTAATACCTATACTGAACCATTTCTCAGTATGCGATCTGGTGATCAACGAATGATCATTGAACAATTACTGGGTGTAACCTTACTGAGTGAAAAGAGTGAAAGTTTAAAAGAACAGGTCAGATTAACCAAAGAAGAAATTAATCAAGAATCTGTCAATATTGAAGCCACTAAAAAAAGTAATGAACGTATTGAGCAAAGTATCACTGGCTTAGAAACTAAACAACGAGCGTGGGTCAAACAACAAAAAGATGATTGTGAAAAAGTTGCTGAAAAGATTTTAGAACTGCAAAACATTGACATTGAACAAGAACTAGCTCAACATGCTCTGCTAAAAAGTTATGATGAGTTGTCAGCTAAAATTAAGAGTCTCAATAAAGAAAAATCCACATTAGACACTGCTGTGGGCCAAGCTGAAAAGTCCGTGAACAAGTATAAAAAAGAAGTTGAACAACTTGCTGACAAAAGTTGTCCTGCTTGTCAACAACAATTGTTGGATCATAAACACGGCGAAATGACTGAGACTGCCTTAGAAAATTTCAATGAAGCTAAAGAATATTTTAAAAAAACTTCGGCCAGTTTGAAAAAGATTCAAAAAGAAATCAAGGACATTGGCGACATTAATGGCCGTCCTGAAACATTTTATGACACCGTAG